CAGAAATCTCGTTAACGTATTGATGTCTGCTATAGTCATGTTATCAAGCCATTACTTCTCTTTTAGCTAATTCATTTATCGGTTTTGTACTAGATTCAGGTAATGGGGCTTCTGGTGTCTGCGAGCCCATCCCAGAATAATCAGCAGGATTCAAACCAGAGGCCTCTATAATTTGGTCAAAAAGTTTTCTAGCTATGGGGTCTTGAAACATTTGAGGGGTTGATAAATACTGCCTCAAAACATTCACCAACTTATCGGTAAATAATTCAAGATTTTTTTGCTTTCCGCTAACCCTTACCTTAACCTTAAATTTAACTTGTTTAAATTCATCCTTAAGAATCTTGAGGGGTTGCTGGTTGCCTCTTTGTAGTAACTTTCCTTTTTCTTCTTCTTCATATATCGCTAAATCAGGAGGAATTTCACCCGATAAAATATCTTCCCATTGCCTTTTAACCGCTTTATTACGTGGAACACGCTGTAAAATGTATTCCATTTGGTCAGAAGTAAGGGTTGAAAGAAACTCTGCGCCTTGAGTAATTTTTCTTACGATATGCGGAACTATCCAATCGTTGATTATCTCTTCCAAAAACTTATCAAACTTTCCAGCGGTTCGTTCATGGGGTTTTTTACCTTCAAATACTACTCGCTCTTGCAATCGAAAAGGAGTGCCGGCCGCAGGCGACTTACCCAATAACGGGTCAGTAACTCCCGCTAATTTCTGTGCGTGGTCTTCCAATTCCTGAACTCTACGGTCAAATAACTGGATATTCGGAGAAGCGGTAGGGATTTGTCTGATGCCATATTTTGATTCTCCACTAATCGTAGTAATTTCAAGGTTCTCCATATCCTTGATTTTATTACGATTCGCATACGCACTGTCGTCAGTAAAGAATCCTATTTTAGAAGCGGCTTTCAAAAGATTATTCTTATGAATATCGGCAAAGTTAGCCCATATCTGCGGGTCAAGCAACGCTTCAACCCCTCCCCATCCCACCGCACGTCCATGAACTTTTTTAGGCGAGTGAAACTTCAAGACGCTTTCCTTTTCCGGTGCTTTATAAAGCGTTACACCTTGTTTCAGATTCTTTTCATCCCAGTAAAAACCAACTACCTGAACCTGATTTACCAAGGTATCCATATCAAATCCTTTCAGATACGCGGAAGGTAAAGTCCCTCGAACGACATAAACTTCTATACTTTTCCCGGTAACTCTGTTTTGGTTTCCTACTTCGGTATTTACGGGGTCTTTTTCTTGGGTAGCGAGGAATATAAGGTCATCAATCGTTATATCTGCGCCTTTATTCTTATCTCCCCACCCTTCTTTGGCTTTTAGCTTAAGTGCTTCAGGAGAGAAGTTAAACTTGAATCCTATCGGGCCTCCTAAAATATCCGTCTGGTCGCAAAACGCGATGGTCTGTAAGGGTATGACTTCAGGCACTGCATCTGCGCCCTTTTTTACAAGACATCCGCCGTAATCAACTTTCTCCTCAATCGCGTCATCCAAGAAGTCATCGAGGTTGTTTTCAATGGTAAACACATCATCCCAGTACTTTTTGATAAGAAACGAGAGATGTTGTTGTTCTGGGTCTTCAGTTTCAAAAATTATATCTTTCACGTCCCTGTCTTCTGCGGAATATCTGAACTCTAAAATCGGAAGAATGATATTGTTGTAAGGTTGTTTAAGGTGCGGGTCGTTAGTGGACTTCAAATACTTCCCCCATTTCATGTGAAAAGAAAGAGACAAGTGTGTTGCCATATTAAAATACCAATTTTCCCCTAAAGTTATTTCACGGGTTTGATAGATTACTTCTTCTTGTTCTACATACTTGTATATGGATTCTGGGAATAGCATGATTATGGTTGCTTATTTGCAAAATAAAATTTCAGTGCTTTTTTAGTAAGTTCGTGAAAGGTTTTTACGTTACAACTTAAACACATAATTTCTAAGTTACTTTTTTCTGTTTTTCCGCCTACACAACGAGGCATTTTATGATTCACAGTAAGTCTTTTGTCATTACCACATTCCACACAAAATTTTCCATATTCCTTAGCTAATTTCTCCAACCAAATGTTTAACTTTTGTCTTCCTTTTCCGTTTCTATTAAACACACGCGCTGGAATCCCGAGCCTTCTTCTATATTGTCGCTTCCATTCTCGTATATATTTTCGACGCCGAGTTTTCTCTTTTTCTAAAAGTTCAGGATTTTTCTTTAACTCATTTTGCCTCCTAATTTGATATCGTTTTTCATTTTCTCTAACTCTCTTATAATTTTCAAGACGATATTGCTTTGCATACTCTTTTGAGCCATAAAGCCCGTAATGAGTTTCCATTTTTTGTTTTCTTGAAGGAACTCGGTGCAGGGTTTTAAAATTGCGCTCCCTGCACCTAATTCCCACAAGGATTGAATTAGGTATTACTATTGACTAAATAGTAAGTTTATTGTCTGCTAGCTGTTCGAGTCGTTCACATCGAATACCAACTCTTTGTGAGCCGTTGGGGTCAAAGACCCAGTGTCCACGCGAGTGTGATATGCGATACCTGACTGAATACCTCCTGCAGTTCCTGCGATACCCGGGAACTTGTGCATTTTGCCGAATGTTCCCTTGAGGATTCCGATCCGTTCGATTTTCCTGACACCTCCCATCGCATGGTCTGTCGCGTTTTGATTCGAGACATACCAGGTTACGCCGAGATAGTGAACCTGCGGGGCAAGGCCTTTTTTAAGGGCTTGGTCTGCAGATTCAAAACCATTTGCTTGGGCAAAAGCCTCGACAAACGCAAAAGAAATCGGGTCAAGAACTGCTCCGATACCGTTCGAGCCAAGATACTCCTGACCGTTTTGCTCCCTGACTACTTGGCGCATAAGGCGAGCGAGGTCGTCTACATTAGAAGCGGCAACTGCTCCTGCGGTTGCGTTATTGTCTGTCCATACGCCAGCAACCAAGCCAATATCTCTCCAGCTTCCATGCCGCGCAAGAACCGCGTTCTCGATGTATTCTCCCAGCCGTGCGCCCGCTCGTGAGTAGATTTGTTCCTCTGTAGTCCACGGGGACTGCAAAAGGTCAGCAAAGTCAAAGTAGGTCGTAACGTGACGACCTGTTGAAATTGTAAGAGTCTCCGCAGTCTGTGCGACATCAGTCGGGTCAAACGAAGTACCTCTGGTAAGACCGGCTGTGGCGGCCCATCCACCGGTCGTAGAAACGTAGGTCGAAGAGATAACGCCAGTATTAGTCATCTCCACATTGCACATTTCCCTCCAGTTTTGGGGTTCATCAAGCCGTCTCTGCATTACCCGTTCAAATAAGGTTTCAACTGTTATAGTGTTAGCCATTTCTGTCCTATTTAGTTTTCAATACCAGACAAATGGCTATTAACGACCTATTGATCGTGGAAACTTAATTTTCCTGAAGAGGCGCCGGGTTCGTTTTTGCCGAGTTCTGCCACGATTTGGGGAAAAAGTTCCTTGGGAGTTTCTTCGGGAAACGTAAGTTTCCCGTCCGCTCCTTTTGTTGCTTTCGCTATCCAAAACTCGGGAGTGCTTTTCGCACCTGACTCGCCTCTACCTCCTTGAATTTCGGAGGTGGCTTTTTGATTTGCTTTGGCAATTTTCAAGTCCTCAAGTTCTTTCTTAAAGATTGAGTTGCCTACAATATCATCGGCCTCACGACCCGTTTCTTTCTTCCACTTGTTAAAAAGTTCCACTTCGTCCACCTCGGTAATGCCCGCTACTTGCAGAGCCATTTTATCGAGGCGTTCTAATAATTTATTGTCTGGTTCGGTTTTTTCAGGAGTTTCTTCTTTCGCTTTTTTAAGGTCTTTTAGGTCTCTTTTAAGCGAACCGATTGTTTCATTGAGTTTGCCGTATTCTTCTTTTGAAAGAGTTACGACTTCTTTTGTTCCTTCTCCTTCGTTGTTTTCGCCAACGACTTCGTCTTGATTTGTTTCAGTGTTCATAACTGTTTGGTTTCTCTTTATTAACGTTAAGAATAAACGCAGACATTTTTAGGGATGAATGATAACCCAATCACTTTTTGTGGGATGTGAGAACCCAATCACTCAAAGCTCTTGGAATACTGCCGTACAATATCCACGCATTGTATTTACATTTGATGCACTTAATTGTGCACCGCCCCCGCCAATTCCAGCTAACGAGACACGTCCTTGTACAACAAGATATTGACTTGGACCAATTACCTGACTTTGCTGTCCTGCGGCAGTTGTTGAACCCGTCTGGGAAACCGAGAAAAGATTATTGGCCGCCCATTCCTTCCTGTATAATGGAGTAGTTGTTGCTTGAATAGCCGTAGACGTAGCAATAGTCCATGTAACAGCCGCCGAAGTTGCAGTTTGCTGATTCACTCCCCAAGAAATAAGAGAAGATGTTGCCGCGGGAGATAATATCGCACACGGAGTTGATGTACCTATTACGAATGGTGTCTTATTATACCAAGTCGTAATTCCATTTACACTCAAGTACGGACTTGAAATTTCTGGACCAGGAAATGCACCTAATTCTTTCACAACTTCCCGTACTGTTTCTTTTTCTATTAATGTCGGAGGTCGAAAGTAAGCAACTCCTGATAATACAAGAGCAACCACCGAAACTGCTCCGACACTTAATAATGTTTTGTTCATTGTTGTGGTTATTATTACTTTCGACCTTTTCCGCCTAATTTAGCGGGTTTAACTTTCTTTTTTACTTCCTTTGGTTTTACTTCCTCTTTTGCTTCAATCTTGTCTCGAAGTGAAGACATACGAGCATCTTTTAATGACATACTATGTTTTCTTTTTACTTTTAGCATGATTCGACATCTTCATGCTTATTGTGTTTCCGTGATAGTTATATTTTCTGATCCATATCCGTAGATGCGCCATGCATCACAACCGTATATTCCCGAATCATATTCTTGTGTAGTAGACGCTTTCTGAAGATGCCCCTGTATAGAAGAGGGTTGAAAATTTGTTTTTTGGGTAAACACTATTGCAAGGTTACTTGTAGAAGACGTAATTATACGCGAACTGCAACCTGTACTTGTTGCAAACATACTTCCAGGGGTTGTTGAAACAGCCCAAAGAGAGCTGGTCGCAACATTTGCAGGAAGTCCTGAAGGTGCTTCACCTAGTGTCGTTGGAATCCTGTAACCTGCCAAAATAAGCAAGAAGGCAAAGAAAATCCCTCCAGACACGAATAGAATATACTTTTTAATTTTTTCCATATTGTAGGTTGTTAGATTCCTCGACCTTTTTAGATTAAGTTTCCCGTTCTTTCGTCTACCGGATTATCGGGCTGGATGTTTTCTAAGTCCCTGAAAGAATCTTTAAGTATGTCTAACGCTATTCTTTCCGCCGCCAATACTTGCACATCGGGAGGAATAGTACCCTTCATGGCATTGTTCATAAAAAGTTTCTTGAAGGCAAAAACTGTTGTCTTATCAAGTGCCAGCTTCTGTAAACGCACCCGTTCCTCACTTGTCAAAGGGAAAATCATATTCCTATAAGTTCGGTAACTTTTTTAATTGCTATCTCTTTCATTGTCGGGCCTACTTCGGAAAATAATCTATGGGCATAAATACCGTTTATGATTCGTTCCTTTATTTGGTTTCCTTTCTTAACCGTTAAAACACACATGGATTTAGCACCATTACCAATCTTTATTTTCCCCAGTGCTTCTTCAAGAGTGCTTCCTTCGGACTTGAACACTCTCCCTACAGATTTGACGGTGAGTTCGTATTTTTTTGCTTTCATTCTGGTAACTTAATTCCCATAAACTTTGCGCTCTCTCGGTCTATCCACATAGTTTTATCGCCTTCTTTAAGAGGGAATAGCTCCTCTCTAACTTTCTGTACTTTAACCTTTGGATGCGCATCGAGCTTCGCACACAGTTCTTTATGCTCTTTTTCGCAAGGAATGCATCGCTGATATTCCTCCTGCACAACCGCACTATTACAGCGATAACACGAATAGCTCATTTTAGTTCTTCTTTTAATGATTGTATAAATGCATAATAAGCTCAGAGCATTTACCACAAAAGTTTCCCTCGAATGCCAGCTTCTGCGCCTCAAGTTTCTCATTCATCTTCGGAATCATCACAGCAATAGTCGCTATGCCTTCCTTTGGGGAAAATTCCTTTCCGTCAGCATCGCAAAAATAGTGTTGTGTTATCATTTCCTATAAAATCCTTCGTTAGACCTTTTAATTTCCTCATCCTTCTCCTCTTCTGTACCGTGTGCCAATCTCTCGATATGCCTATGGTACAGTTTATCCTTCTTAATCCTATCTATGAGCTTACCGTACATTTCACTTGTTTCTACGTCCGGTTTGAGTTCCGGGGGTTTGTATTCAAATAGCTCCGGTTTTTCTCTTACCATGCGGTTAAAAAATTCTTTGCCTGTTTGAAACCTATCTCCGCAGTGTCTGCATAGAAACATACCAGTCATGGACTCATGGCGATGTCCGGTATCCAAGTATGTCATAAGTTCTTTTTTGGCTTCAGTGTTCATTTAGATAGGATTTACGTCTCTCTTAACGGGCTTCTTTGAATGTATACAATCACCCGCTTCCAGACATTCCGGGGGGATATACACGTCCACCAAATACTTCCTATTTTCTTCGGGTTCTTCTTTTTTTTCTACTTCAGCCATGAGTATATCTTACTCCAGTTTTCCATTGTTTTGTAATTTTCGGTAATTTCTTCTCCTTTTTTAATATCTCTTATCGCCGTATCAGTCGCGGGGTCGTAATTCGATTCATCTCTTTCGCTATGATTCATAAAGCTCAACAATCTTGCATCCGGGGCTATAAACCTTCCTCCATTTATGATTGACGGCCACCGCTCAAGGATAATCTCTCTGACTTCTGGAAATAATTTATTCATGCTTCCATAAGGGACTTGATACAATTTAGGCATTCTATCTGCATATACCATCTCGCCCTTTGAAATATCCCGAATTGCTATCACTCCTACTCCGTGAATCTTTGATACCCCGATTCGCGCCTTAATGATACTGTTCAATTCATTTATCTCATCTTGGTTCGTCATACCGGATTCTTATCAGGAACACTTGGGAAATTCGGGAGATGGCTTAACATTTCTTTCCTTCTGATTATTGGTATCAAACTGCATATTTTGTATCTTGCCGCATCCAGCGCATGACATTCTCCGTCATACTTTCCCATAACTGTGAGATTGGTTTTGCGGTCTACTGATTGAAAATAATTACGGTATTCTTTGATTAAATTAACGCTTCGTTTGGTTACGCTTATTCTTTGGGATTGCAAGGTCTTTACTCCAAATCTTACTGACTCCGGGCCTTTATCTGCGCCAATTATATTAACCCCAAACGCTGAAATCTCTCGAATACTCTTTGGTTCTGCGGAATCAGATACTATGAGTCCTGACGGCATATTCTTAAACATCTTTGCTATTGTGGGATTGTCTATATCTCGTGCATAAAGATGTTCGTCTAAAATATAACCTCCGTTATACCAATACACTGCTACTATTGCCGCAGGATCAGGGTTATACCCAAAATCCAATCCATACCCTTCTAATCGCGCCTCATGGGGTATCTCGTCAATCATCTGCCAGCCAATATAGACACGCCCTTCCGCTTCTCCCAGCTCGCCTTGCCCGTAAACCCTCCACCACCTTTGGTCGCCTCTCCTCCCTTCGATTTCCGCCTTTTCCGATTCCGAAAGCCCTTCATTGTCGAGATAGGTTAGCTTTAAGGATTCTACATCTGTTCGTTTACCGATTATCTCTGTATGAATCCAATACTCCTGTAGAGGATTGTATTCACACCACACTACCTTTCGGGTTCGTGCGATAAGCGTGTTCACCACTCCCCATGGAAGCCATATTGATTCGTTTAAGTGAAGCACATCTCTTCTTGGCCCGTGAGCTTTACCCAGCTTATCATAGCTCTGAAACTGTATAGAGCTTCCTGTTTCAAATTTATAAATGTGCTTTGACTCGTTCCATCTATCATCTTTCCAGTAATTCCGTTCTGTCATTATGCTCTTGAAATCCCGTATTGCTCCCTGCTCAAGATGCGGGAAGCTCTCTGATACTACATCTATGACTGCTTTCTTATTCGATTGAGCATAATCTATATCCCATGCGGTTATTCCATAGGTCTTTCCTGCTCCTTGCCCTCCCCGAACATCACGAATTTTCTTTGTCAGTCCTAGCAGTTTTTCGATTGCTGTGGTCTTTACCATTTGATTTGCCTGCTAAAAGAGGTAATGGTTGATGGTCTGAAGTTATATCTACATTATCTCCGAATTCAAACTTTCGTTTTCGTTTCAAATAATCCATTGCGTTTTGATAGCTTTCACCCATCTTAGAAATAACTGTTTGCCTGGCCTTCAAAACAGGTCTCTCTCTCATTTTAGATAATTCTCTTGCGAAATCTTGGTGTGATTTCAAATATCTGTAATAAGAATCCGAAGAAATGTCGGCATAATATAAACACTCTTCGATACTTGCGTCAAGTGCTGTTACCTCCCGTAATTTCGCAAGAATCACCTGTTCATCCTTACCATCAAACCACTTTCTCCCTGCGTTAGATTTTCTTGGCCTTATCTCCTGTGTAGTCTTCATACCTTTGTATTATAACATCAACGTATTTTGGCTCCAATTCCATACCATAACATATTCTTCCTGTTTTCTCTGCGGCGATGAGGGTGGAGCCAGAGCCGAGGAAGAGGTCAAGGACTATGTCTTCATTGCCCGATGAGTTGACCAGCGCTTTTGCCACTAATTCGACGGGCTTCATGGTGGGGTGTAAATCATTGATGCTTGGTCGTTTTAGATTCCACACATTGCTCTGCGAACGGTCGCCCATCCACTTGCCTGTGTTCTTCTCTTTCCAGCCATAAAGAATAGACTCGTATTGATAATGATAGTGACCCCTGCCCATGACTATTCTATCTTTGACCCAAACGATACTAGATGCGTGATGGAATCCAGCGTCCTTGAACGCTTGTAAAAATGGAATGGTTCGGTTGCTACCGTAGCAAATATACACACCATGCTTCGTACACTCGGCGATATTTTTAAACGCCCCCAATAAGAACTCGTACAATCCAGTATCACTGGTGATGGTGTCATTCTCAATTTGAGTATTCTCACGGCTCACAGATATGTGAGCCTTCATTCGAGACACTTTATCTACCAGCCCTGCCTCGTAACTAACCCCATACGGAGGGTCAGTGAACACCATATCCGCCTTCTTCCCGTCCATTAGCCGCTCTACAGCATCCCTATCAGTTGAGTCCCCACACATTACCCTATGCCGCCCCAAAGCCCACACATCGCCCAATTTTGCCCTTGTAGGGGCATTGTCAGGTATGATATCGTCCTTTTCGTCTGGCTCAATCAGTAAATCCTTATCAAATCCCGTAAGAGATATATCAAATCCCAATTTGTCAAGGTCTTTCAGTTCTTCAACGGCGAGGGCCATATCCCAATCGGATTCGTTACTCTTGTTGTCCATTAAACGATAACCTCGTACTTGTTCGGGAGTTAAATCGTCAGCTTTTATTATCCAAGGTTCTTTGATTCCTTCGGGGTATTTTTGATATGCGAGCCAGCGTCCATGGCCTACAATAATTACGTCACTCTTATCGGTTACTATTGGTTGTTTCCATCCGTATTCTTTTAAAGATTCAGCGATTAATTTAAGCTGGGAATCAGGGTGTTTCTTTGTATTTTTTTCGTAAAGTATTGGCATTATCTTCTCTTTCGTGGATTAAATTACCACCACCATTTTGGCTTATCTTTTGGCTTATCTACGGGCTTTTTTGCAATAGCAATAACCTCTTCTCCTTTCTGAACAAAGGTTGAATTAAGAGTTATCTGCCTTTGACGTGCTTCTTCCAAAACCTTCACCCGATTTTCAAGAGTTGCCAATCGTTCAAAAAATGCCTTTCTTAACTCCTCGATAGAAGTTTCGATGGCTATGATTCGGAGTTGTTCCCGACTTGCGGGATCGAGTTTGGTCTCATCCATAATAACACGAGAATTAAGTGCTTTTACTATATATTATTCTATAAAAAAATCAACATTTAGAGGTGTTGAAATCTTTTTTTATGCTTTATTTTCCTTTCGTGTAATTTCCGATATTCTTCTTGTCGGTTAAGATTCTTTTGCCGCTTGCAATTAAAACAGGTTGCTTTTCGGGTCTTAATAACCCGTTTGACAGTGTTCCCGCAATACTGGCATTTCAATTCATATTCAATCATAACCCTTTGATAGTCATAGATATTCTATGTAATCAACTTTTTTATAAATATGACGCATTTTTTCGTTTAGAGCTACATTACCACCAACCTTCTTTCCTTGTTCTTCGTAATACTTTTTTGCTTCTAAAAGAAGAGCTGTAGCGTGTCCTTTTCCATCTTGTTCACTTTTAATCGAATAAAGAGTAGCCCAATCTTCACCCACTCCAAATTCTGCTTTACAGGATTCATATTTCCATTGGTCTAAATCCATTCCCAAAATGTTTATCATTTTTATATTCACACTCTTCATAGTCCTTTCGGGAATTTACGCTTATATTTCATACATATCGTATTTGTTCTTCATAGGTTTCCATTTAACACCACAATACTTACAACAAATATGTCCATCTGTGTCTACATTCTTCCTCTTTAAATGTAAATGACTGGGTTTATGCCATTGAAATTTCCAATGAAACCATTTTTCCAAATGATATTTATAATAATTCAAGAATTGAATTATCCTGCGAGCCATATGAGGAAAAAAGCCACCAACATCCCCGCGAGGAAAAAAATGATATTCATACTTTACACATATTAGAAATTAACGATGTTCCCGTTCTTGTTCAGTCATAAAACCACATTCTGTAAACGGGCAAGTATCGCAGTGCCAACAAGTTTCAAAAGAAAGGTCTTTCTTCCCTTTACAAATTTCTCCGTTTGGGTCTTTATGTTTCATATTATTCCCTAAAATTTATGATATATGATAATTAACAAAATAACCGTACCAATCACTATCCACACAAAGAATCCCCAAAATAACGTTCCGAAAAAGTCACTTGGTTTT